TAATGTCACCCCCCGAGATTGTAAATATTCCATGCAAGTATTCCAAAAGAAATTTTTTCTATTCGGTTTCCATAATGGAATAAATGAATCTGGTAATTTACAGATTTTAGGAACGTCCTCGGTATATTCTACGGATTTCCTGCGTTTTTTGGGTAATATCGATTGTAACCTATCTAATTGGGCTTTACTGGCACCAGCTCGCTTTAATAATGTATATAGGCTACGACCTTTAGCACCACAAACCCAACATTGCCAAGCATATGTTTCAGTTTGAACCTCAAGTTTTCGTTTAGCATGATTGCAAAATGGGCAATGAAATGCAACGTTGCCTTTTGACTTTCTGCTATATGTTCCTATTACGGACTCAAGAAGATTAAGTATATCTGAAACCATCCTTATAATATACGAATTATTTTTTAGAAATCCAAATTTTCTTGTATATTTTCAAATAATAATGTTGGATCTTTTATTGATGCAAATTTACCACTACCAATAGTATCATTATAAAATGCTGGATTAATTGATACGTCATGAAGAAACTGCATTTTCATTTCCAAATAATTAACCTGACCTTTTGTTTCTCCAAATATCAATATTTTAAACTCAAAGTTCGTTTTACCCAATCTTTCAATGTCAGCTAATAAAGTTTTTGATGAGCCCATATATTCGCGCCAATTAGATTCTTTTGTGACTCGTGTTCGCCTTTTTTTACCTTCTCTTTTTTGTTTAGCTGTAAGTGATTTTCTGCGTGTGGAATAAAAATATTTTCTGCCAATATATTTTTGACCGGTTAACATATTTACTATCATATACACAAAACCAAATGAATTTTCTGGTACTTCTGATATTTTTTTATTTCTGTAAAACCAATGACTATCTGTCATATTCTTGTATTTTAATTTTTAAATCTGTAGTGCCTCGTATTACTCTATGTATTTTACCTCCAGGAATATGTAATACATCTCCTGCATTTATTTCAACAGGCAACTCATTATCAAATTGAAACTGCCAATTATTTCCGGAAATAATCTCGACTATTCTGTTTCTTTTGTCCTGGTGCCATATCAATTCCATTTCGTCTATATTAGCAGAAATTTTCCTAATAATATATCCGTCATTTGATTTTTCCGTGTACGGTTTGTTCACTTTACATTATATAGTTTTACCAATACGTATTCATGTTACTACCTAATCCTAATGATTTAGCATATCTCGGCAGACGGCATGACCAGTAACCTGGTTTTGTTTTGTCTTTTTTATCTTTACAATTATGTCGATCCGCGAATGCCTTTCTGCGTTTTGGATCTTTAAATTTTACTGAAAGTTTACCTCCGCCATCTGCTGCACCGAATGATACTTTTTTCACATTGCCTGATTTTGGATCTTTTACATATACATAAAACTTTTTACTACCTCCACGTTTAGGTTTATTTAACTCAACATCCCTGCCCTGATATTCTGCTTCATCTAATAGTTCTGTTTCTATCATTGGAAGATCTAATGGCACTTTTTCACCACCATATATCCCAAATTCCCCAATTTCTGAATTTAGAAAATCCTGATCTGATTCTGTTAGTGGTATATATTTTCCAGATTTGTATAATTTTTTTGCCTCTGATATGATATCGAAATACGCGGTTGATGCAAATCTAAATACATTTTCCATCATAGGTATTTTTCGATTAATGTGATATTTTAGAGATTCTGATACTAATATATCTTTCAACTTCTTCATGTATTTCCTCTTTCTATTATCCGGTCGTGCGATCTTTTTTTAATAATATATATTAAACATCCCAGCGGCACATAATATTTAAATCAACATCATCGCGCATCTGTAGAGGTTGGGATAATTTAGCTACAGCTACAAGTTCATTCGAGTCATTATATAAACCTATACTTGTCGCGTATGGACTCAAAGAGCCAGTAAAATCGTCAAGTACAATATTTGATTTTGGTGATTTTAATGCAGTTGGGTTTCTTGTAACATTGAATGCCCCTTTTCGAATTCTACAAAGCGCTTCATATTGATATATCGTATGTGTCCCTTGATAAGAAAGTGAAAAACTACCAGATAGTAAATTTTTATATCTTGGATTTATCGGAGATATTACAATATTACCAGATCGATAAAATACATTTCCGACAACAGATGTATTATGTAAATAATTAGCATCATTAGATAATTTTTCGTAAAATGCAGAGTCCAAGCTACTGCCAGAATAAAACGCACGATCACAAAATCGTATTTCATCAAGAGATCCACTAAAGGCCTCAGATAATGCCATATTTCTAGCGCCAAACATTAAGTCATGATTATTTAACGGATTGTCTGTAGCATCAATTACAGATCCGGAGTATCCTGTTAGTGTGCCGTTTACATACATCGATATTTTCTTACCCTCTGAACTGCTGTATCTTATTATTGCCACATGATTCCACTGATCAGGTGGGCATTGTAAACTTATTTGTGATTGTCTTGTACCATCCGATCTGGTAAAGATTATGTTAGATGTTCCGTCGTACTGTATGTCAAATGGATATCGGTCAATAGATTCATCAACAAAACTTGAAGAAATGTGTATCTGTTTTTTAATTTTACCACTCGATAAACTAATTTTATCTAAATTGCCTAATTGGTCTTTAAAAATAGTACCTCTTTTACTAATTACGCTACCTGTTGTTGATGTCTGATGTGGTCGAATCCAAAAAGAAATGGTAAATTCATCTGTATTGTCAAAATTATAATGCTTATTATGTGGCGTTAATATATATCCGTTTTCAAATGCGGCACACATACCAGCAAAAGCAGGTTCACTTGCAGCGAGCGAGCCTGTTTGCCTTTTTTCAAATTTTACGTTAGAAATGCGACTTTTTACATTTGCAGTTGAAAATGCATTTGATTCGTATTGATAAAATCCATTTATTATTGTACCTTCAACATATTTAAAGTCACGAAATATGGAATTAAATCCCCAATATGAAATGTTTGCATATTTAGGAATATACGGAATATCTGAATCTATGCTTGAATCATACAAATTGCCGTTCTTATCATCAACTACCGTAATCCCCAGATCAGAATTTGTAATTGATACTGATCCTGGTTTTATTTTTTCACCAAAATCCAAATATGGAATAGAAACCATTGATGCACTTATATTCAAGAATTTTTTAACATACCGTTGATTACTATGTTCCATTGTGAATCCCGGTTCGTATCCTCGTCGATAATATAAATTATCAATATGCTTCCAAATAACGTGTTTATAGCTGTCGTTTATTGTGTTTTTTGGATCGTTAAGAGCTTTTGCAGATCCAATGGGTGTAATTACCCCGGAATATAATCCATCTAATAGAAGATACCCAGAACTCGTAGTTTCCAATTCTGTGGATGCTATTACAAACTCCTTATGTGCTTTTATCGGAGTAAGAGTAAAATCCCTCGCCTTTATTGATTCAAATGTCTTTGGGATTGCCATTTAATTGCCACCTTTAATTAATAAAATGATATTCCAGGAAAATCTCCCTTTAATGATGATTGAAAATTATCACCAACTATATTAATCAGGTCATCAACAAACACCATTATAACAAACCTTCCATTTTCTTCATGAATTATTTTATGACGAATTTTATTCTCATACAAAAATTCAAATAAATCATCAAATTTTTTTTCTAATTTATTTACTTTTTTATCATAAAATTTTAAAGCGTCTTTATCTAAATTTTCTTCAGCAACATTTTCAAGATTTTCATTTGAGAATTTTTTTTCTAAATTTTCTTCTGTTTTTTGCATATCCTTATATTCTTTTAACTTATCAAATATACTAGAATCTATTTTACCTGATTTAACCATCTCATCATACTCACTCATAAAATTTTCACCTCTATTTGCAAGAGTATCTCCTTCAGATAACATTTCAGAAATATATCTATCTGTACCAAAACTACCTGTTGAAGATCCATCAGATCCATTTTTTAAACCTATTCGTCCCCCATTTGCAAATTGTGGTACGGGTCTACCTCTGCCTGCATCACCACCTTTTAATCCTACTCTACCACCAGTTTTGTATCCTGCTGCATAAA